TTCCAAGCGGCGACAAACGGTTGAGTGACTGCGTTCTTGAGGCTTTCCCACGCCGAAGTTGTTACTCCGACTAGCCACTGCCAGGCCGAGTTCATGCCGTCCCGGATCGCCCCGAGGGCGGCCCCGGTCAGGCCTTGGATACCGCTCCAAGCGGCGCCGATTGTGGTGCCGATAATCGAGAAGGTGTTGCTGGTCAGGGTGACGAGCCACTGCCAAGCAGCCTGGAGATAGCCCCAAACCCCTTCCCAAATTGTCTTGACTCCGTCCCAGGCCTGTCCCCAGTTCCCGGTTATGACCCCAAGGATGAAGGTCATGATCCCGGAAAGCGCTTGGGAGAGGCCTTGGAATGCGCCGCCGATGTAGGTGACGAATCCAGTGACCAGGGGGAGTACGTAGGGGCCTACGGCGTCCCATGCGGTGCCGATGGCGGCGAAGGCGACGGCGATGATTGCGCCGAGCGTCGTGGCCGCGCTACCGAGGGACGCGAAGCCGCCCTCCAGTTGAGGCAGAACTCCAGCTACGGCGCCGGTGAAGCTGGTCCACAGCTCACCAAGGATCGGCAGCAGATGCTCGCCGACCGCCGACCATGCGGTAGTGAACCCGGCCCCGAGGGAGTCGATGAGATTCATCACGGCCCCGCCGGGCTCCATCAGCTGGGCAAAAACATCCCCCAGCTGCATGAACCCTTCACGGAATTGGAAGAGCGCGTTAATGGCGGGGGAATCTTCTTCCAGCCCGAATGGGGTGCCCGAGTAGTCGCCGGTGAAAAGCAGCTGCCCGACCTGAATGGTGCTGTCAACAGCATCCCGAATACCGGCGAGAATGCCGATAATCGGGTTGTCTTCTTCCAGGCCAAATATCGGGCCGGTGTAGTCGCCGCTGAACAGAAGGGTTCCGAGGCGTCCAAATTCTTCGGCGACCGGCTGGATGGCGGGGCCGAGGCCCATGAGCCATTCCAACGCCGATGCGGCGACGGGCAGGAACATTTCGCCCAGACCGGTGGTGAAGTTCTCCCACTGTTGGGAAAGGACCTGCACCTTGTGGGCGTAGGTGTCGGACTCCTTCGCGAAGTTCCCGTGCGCATCCTTGGTTTGCTCCATGATGAGCGCCAAGGTCGCGGCCTGCTGCGCCTCATTCGAGAAGCTTCCGCCGACCTTCTGGAATCCGAGGGCGGCGGCTTTCGCATCAATCTCGGACTGCTTCAGGCTGACGCCGTAGCGTTCGATCGGGTCCCGCTCGCCCTTCAGCGCAGAGGATAGGGCCTCTACGGCTTCGCGGGTGGTGCCGCCGAACATGCTGGACAGGTCGGCGCCGAGCCCGATGAGCTTGTTCGTTTGCGGCGCCAGCTCGGCCATGGCGGTGCCGCCGTTTTTCAGCTGCGCACCAATCAACGTGCCGAGCTCGTTGAACTCATTCTTGGACAGGCCGACAGCGGTGGCCGCGCTGTTGGCCCAGGCATGCATTTGCCCGGCGGATTCCTTGAAAACCGAGTCAATCGCGCCGACAGACTGTTCGAGCTGGCCGGCCTTGTTGACGACATCGAGCGCGCCCTTGCCGATGGCGGCGACGCCGACGCCGGCAAGGGCCGGGCCGAGGAGCCCGGCGATCTTCCCGCCCAGGCCCTTGATGCCGGAGGAGAACTTGGAACTGAATCCGTTCGCGGATTGCGCCCCGGACTGTTCAGCCTTGGCCCGCAGGCCTTTGAAGGGATCCAGGTTCCCGATGCCGCTTTTCAGGCCACTCTTGAGCTTCTGCCCGAAGCCCGCGGCCTTGCTGCCGCTGCTGTCGGCGGCCCGGCCGACAGCCTTCATCGCATCGTCGACGCCGGACAACGCGCGCTTCTCGGCGTCGACGGCGGCCTGGACCCCGTGGGCTGAGGCTTCAGCCTTCTGCTGTGCGCGGGTCAGCTGCTGCTGCGCCGATTCCTGACCCTTCAGCGCACCCTCGACGCCCTTCACGGCCTCCCCGGCCTTGCGGCGGGCAACGATGAGCCTGTCCTCGGCGGCGAGCGCCCGAGACGATTCGGCCCCGTGCTTCGCAACGGCCTCGGCGTGGGCCTTCTCGGCGATCGTGACCTTGCGGGCCGCATCCTCGGCGCGTTCCTGCGCCTTCGCAACAGCCCCCACAGCTTTGGTGTGGGCCTGTTCGGCGTCGGTGGCGCGCTTGGTGGCGGCCTCCTGCTCGGCCCGGGCCTTCTTGACCCCAGCTGCGGCTTCCTGGGCATTCTTCTTGGCGGCGTCGAGGGCGGCCTGGAGCTGCTGGGTGTCGGTCTTCGAGTTCTTGTTGAAGGCGGCTGCGAGGCGGCGCCCGGCCTCCGAGCCTGCCTGGTCAGCGGCGCGGGATACAGCGCCGAGCTCCTTGGCGATGCCCCCGGCGACCCCCTTGGCCTCGACAACCAAGGAGACATAGGCGGTGGCGAGCTGGATGGCGGACATGACCCCTCCCGGTGGTGGATCGCATGACGGGATCCCCACTGACCGGGAGGGGGTGTCGGGGAGTTACTCGTCGATGTCAAGCAGGTCGGCGAGCTCGTCCATGGAGAGGGCGTCCTCGTCGGCGAGCGGGTCGTCACTGAGGACTCGGCGGCTACGCGAATCAGGACAGATCGGCTCCGGCGGTTCGGTGGTGTCGTCGCCGCCGAGCTGCCATGCGATATGTCCGAGTCGATCGGCGATGACCGCCAGCAGCTGGGAGTCGAGACTGTCCCACTGCGCGCGCTCGCCGTAGAGGGCGGCGTGCAGTGGCCCGCCCTTGCGGGGGTGGGCGAGGATGATTGCCAGGTCCGCCCAGGTGAGGGTTTCGCTGCCCAGGTCACGCAGGCGCACCCCGAGGACCGTCATCGTCTCGTAGGCGATCGCCTCGGGGTGCGCCTCCAGGAGGGCTAGGCAGCGGGCGATTCCCCCGAGGTGACCCCTGAGGCGTCGCGCCAGGCCTCGGAGAAGGCCTGGAGTTCGTCGTTGGTCATGTCCTCGATCACTTCGGCGACCGGGCCGAACACGTCCTTGATGACGTTCAGGTCGCCGCGGGCGATGCCCTGCTGCTCGCGCTGGGTGAGATGATTCGCGGACGGAGCCGTGAATGCCCCCGCCCAGCCCTCGATTCGGAACGTGACGTGGGTGACGCGTCGAGGCTTGAGGCGACGCGGAACCTGGGCCCTGGGCGGCCTGAAGGCCTTCTCGTGGCGAGGCGTTGCGGCCTGGTCGCCAGCCATCGAGAGCAGGGCGCGCAGCTGTTCCCGCTCCGCCTCGCTAAGCTCCGTGAGCGCGGCGTCGGCGTCGGCGTCATCGGGCAGGTCGCCGTCGATATAGGTGGTGTCAATCATGGGTCATCCTTCCGTCTCCTTCCGATCGGGGGTGCCGCTGCGGCCGTGCGGGAAGGAGCGCTGCGGCCGCAGCGGAATCCGGGGTTGCGCCTAGGCGGAGAGCTTCGGCAGGTTGGCGTATTCCAGGAAGCTGTCGCCGTTCTCGTCGGGGTAGCACTTGATGGTCGCCTGGTAGGAGATGAGTTCGGTAGAGACGAACTTCTGGCTGCCGGTGGAGACCACGCGGGCGTTGGGGGCGACCTTGCGTTTCTTGGCGCGGCGGGAGGCCATTTCAAAAACCCATTTGCCGGCTTCCAGTTCCACCGAGTTGCGCTTGACGGTGATGGTGCCTTCCTTGGTGGCGGTGGGGGCTTCGATGGTCACGTTGTCGGCGCCGTGGATGCGCTTGAGGAGTGCGCCGCGCAGCGACTCGACGAACGTCGCGGTGATGGTGACCCCGTACTTGTCCTGCGTGGTCTCAATCACGGTGCCGTTGACGTCCTCGTGGTCGCTGGTTTCGCGCTCCTCGCTGACCTCGACGCCGTCCTTGGAGATGTAGCCCATGTTCTCGTAGGCCTCATCCAGGGCGGCCGTGGCGTCGGTGGGGGTGGGGGCGGTCAGGGGGGCCGCGAAGGCGTAGCCGCCGACCTTGAAGCGGCCGACGTCGACATTCGCGTTAGTGTTGGGGGTGGATGCCATGTGGACCTCCTAGAGGATGGTGAGTTGGGCGGTGAATACGGCCCGCTGGGTGGGCGTGTCGGGGTCGGGCAGGGCGGCGGGCCAGGTGGCTTCGGCGTCGTGGATGAGGTTGCTGGTTTCGGCGCCCTGGAGGAGGAGGGCTCGGGCCTGCTGGGCGAGGTCGCGGGCGCGCCGAGGGGTGTCGGCCCAGGCTTCGACGGCAACCAAGGCTCTGGCGAGCCAGAGGGCGTTACCGTCGCCGCCCGTGGGGGTGATGCGGATCAGTTCCGTGGGCCGCTTCGGCGGGATGAGGGTGACCACCGGAACCCCGATGGGGGTCAGGATCCGAGTCAGCTCGGGGATGATATCGCCGAGCATCTCGTTGCTCATCGTCCGGCCCCCAGGGCTTTGACAAGGGTGAGGTTGCGGGCGTTGTCCTCGCGGGCCTGCCGCGTGGTGGTGATGACGGCAGCGCGGGCTCGTCGCGGATGCTGCGTGGGTTCCCGCACCTCGTAGCCGTCGCCGGCTGCCGCAGCGATGGCTTTGGCGCGACGCACAATATCCGCCTGGACTGCTGGGTGCTGCACGAGCGCCTCGAAGCCTGCCCGGTTCCATGCGATCTTGACGGCCATTGCTACCCCTCTCGTCGTTTTGCCTCGACAACCAGTCCGCGCCCCCAATCCTTGGCGCGGCCATTGACCTCGTACTCCTCGCCGTCGATGACCAGCCGGTCCAGGGCGGAGACGGCGATCCCTGGCGGCAGGTACAGCGTCCACTCCACGTCCCCGGCCTCCCGCCCTGCGATGGCCGGGTCTTGGGAGCCGGGGGCCATGGCGTGGACCGGGAGGGGCTCAGGCGCCCCCCATGTTCGGGGCGTCTCGTCGAGCAGCTCGGGCGGGGTTTCGATGCGGCGGCGGATCAGCACGGGGCGCTGCACCTCGGCCCTGCCCCCGCGCGGGAATATCCGCCAGCCGGGCCGCCAGAGCGGCGGGGTCATCGCGACCTCGCCCGGGGTGCGGTGTTGACCATGAATGCCCCCGACGGCGCCGACCAGATGCGGCGCAGCTCCGCCAGGTCGCCCTCGGTGAGCAGCCGCAGTGACGACGACCCGAAGGTTTGGGTCGTCGTGTACGGTCCGGCCGTCTCGGTGACCGATGTGGCAGCACCCGAGCCTGCGTCGAGGCGGCGTATCACCGCCCAGCGCAGGATCGGCAACGCCCGGGCGATGCGGGTTGGATTGGTTTCGTCGCGGCGAAAACCGGGGATGGTGGAGGCGGCCCCTAGTGCGTCCTCGATCAGCGCCTGGACTTGGGCTTCGTCCGCGTCGGGACGGAAGATCAGGACGTGCTGCGGCTCGATCAAGGGCATGGGATCGCCTCCTTGCATGCTTTCAGCGCTGCCGACGTGCCGGTGACTGAGGTGCAGGCTCCTCGACGTAGATGTGGGGCGATTCTTTGAGAATCGCCTTGGCCTTGGCGTCCGGCACTTCGGCTTCGCCGCCAGTGAATTGGACGCCGTGCTTGGGCAGGAACAGGTTCGGGTGCTGGGTGCAGATCAGTTTCATGGCAGCCCCCGGTCAGGCCAGGTTGATGAGCTTGCCGTGATGCTTCTCGTTGCCGTACACCAGCCCGATCTCGCCGTACAGCTGCCAGGCTTCGCGGGCCCCGGTCTTGGCGAGCGGCTCGGCGAAGAAGTGCCCCTTGCCGGGGATCTCCAGGAAGGCGGGCTTGCATTCGTCGAGGGAGGTCACGATGAGGGACTTGGCCGGGGCGTAGCGGTCGAGCATGATATTGCATTTGCCGAAGTCGGTCTCGAAGGTCTGCAGGTTGACGCCGCCGACGTTGCGCTCGGCCTCCCTGTAGTTCTTGTCCTTGATGAAGATCTTCGTCAGGGCCCGCTTGACCGCGGCACCGACGATGACGGTGCGAGTTTCGGACACGCCAATGCCGCCGGACTCCCACACCTTCTGCATCAGATCCAGCACCAAGTCCTCGGTGAGGGGCTGGGTGGACGCGTCCACCGTGTTGGTGGTGATCGCCTCGACGAGGCCTCGGGTCTTGCGAGGGGTGGTGTTGTCGGTCGGCATCTGGTAGGTGCCAGTCAGGAACGACAGCTCCACGTCGTCGGCCACGGATCGGAACGCACCCTGGAGCTGGTGGGCCAGTTCGTCTTGGACGGGCTGGGAGCCCAGGGGGGTGGCGTTCGGCGTAGCCGGGCCCACCTGGCCGGTGGCAGCCAGCTTGGTATAGCTGACCTCCACCTTCTCCTGATGGATTTCGACGACGTTGTGACCCTGGGTGCGGGCCGTGCCGGTGGCCTCCGGGGCGTCGGCGCCTTCCGTGCGCTGCCGACCGTCGGCGCCCTTACGGCGGTCGTCGGCCTGCCAGGTGAACATAGTCGACTTGACCGGTTCGCCGCCGGTCAGGCCGCCGATGGCGGCCAGGAATGGGGTGTCGTCGGGGCTGGCGGCGAACAGTTCGCCGACGAAGTTGGGGCAGTTGTAGGTGGTGACCATGCCGGTAATTCCGGGCATTGCTACTCCTCTTCGGGGTTGGTGACCCGGAGCTCCGGGTTGTTACTTGGCTGGTTTCGGCATCTCTATGAGCTGCCGAATCTTGGCGGTCAACGCGGCCTGCTTGTCGCCGGCCGCTGTGGCCGCTGCGGCCTGGGTGGCGGCGTCCGCCTTGAGGGGGCTGTAGCTGCCCTCGGTAGGGGCCTGCTTCGGCGGGATGGTTGCACTGGCGAGCCGCGCGGCCAGAGCCTCCATCTGTTCCTCCGAGCCGGACAGCAGTGCGGTGTCGTCGTCACTGAGCCTGTGCTTGCGGGCGATTCGTTCGCGGGCAAGCTCCTGGCGGGCGCTCTCGGCCTCCTGTTGGGCCTTGGTGGCGGCGTCGGTGGCTCGCTGCAGCTCGGTCTTCTCGGCGTCCTCGATGACCGCCAGCTTGTCGTTGGCGGCCTTGAGGGCCTTTTCCAGGTCGCGGGCGCGGCGGCGTTCCGCGTCGAGGGCCTTCTTGCCGCCGTCGCCCAGCTGCTCGTCGCGGGCGTCGCTGGTTGGCGGCTGCGGGGCCCCGTTCTGGGTTTGGGGGGCTTGGGGGGCGGCGCTGTCGGCTGCCTCGTCGGCCATCATGGTCCAGCCGCCGAACATGTCGCGGTGCAGGTCGATGATCTGCTGCAGTTCGGCGGGCCTGGCGGGGGCAGTGGATGCGGTGAGGGTTGCGGTGTCCATCGCGGACTTCCTTCCTGGGGTTGGCCCGTCGCGGGCATGAAGAAGGCCCGCAGGGATCGTCCTTGCGGGCCGCAGGGGGTTGGCTGCTCCGGGGGTCAGAGCAGCACGTCGGGGGGCAGGTCGCTGATATCCAGGTCGGAGAATGGCTCATCGCGTTCCAGCGCCTCCTGGAGGGCGATGGTGCCGTCGGCGATGCTCAGGTCCGTCACCCCGCCTCCGGCGGGGCTCATTGCCGGATGGCCGAACCGTTTTCGGTACTTGCCGAGCAGGTCGAGCCACCTGTCGTACAGCTCTTTGTCGTCGCTCACTTGAGGGCCTCCCGGATCAGCTCGTCGAATGCGGCAGCCGTCCGAGGGAGGCGCTGCTTGATCGCAGCCCACGCCTCCGGGTTGCACAGCTGCGCCTCCATCATCTCAGCGAAGGCCTCCGCGGCCCGGCGATGATCGCGGCCGCGACGCCAGTACGCCTCACCGTGGCCGAACTCGGCGGGGTAATCCTCCCCCCATGCGGCCTGGAGCATGTCGTCGACAATCCATGCGTGGCGCGGTAGGCGGTGCACGTCGTCGGCGATGAGCTGAAGAATACGCCTCTGATGATCCTTGGCCGTCTCGCCGGGGCGGGGACGTGCCAGGCGCGCGGCGGAGGCCCACAGCTCCTCCAGGTCCTCGCCCATCCCGTCGAGCAGGCCGCGGGACAGCAGCTTCCCGCCGGATGTGCGATGCAGCCAGTCGATCGCATGGGCGGTTTCGTGGAGCAGCATCCGCCCGGGCGGCATGACCCCATCGAGGCGCATGTCGCGGCCCAGGTCGACGGTGATACCCTCCCCGGGCCTGAAGAACGCCCGTCGCGGCTCGCCGGGCGCCCCCCGCGTAGTGGTGAAGGTGAAGTCGTCGATGTGCTGGAGCCACAGGTTCACCGCATCCCTGTGGGGGGTTTCCCGCAGGTGGCGGTCGAGAATCCTGGCTGCGTCCTCACCGATCGTCGCGGCGAGTCTGCTGTCGCGGGGGATGATCCGCGATCCGGACAGGATCGGACCCCAGACGCCTGCTCCGCCGTCGGGGGCGATGGCGTCGGTGAGGGTTCCGCCACCTAGGCGACGCATCTGCGCCAGGATGTCGGGCGTGGAGGGCGCGCGTCCTGCCGCTTTCCGGGCTTCCTGGTAGAGCTGCTGCTGGGCGGCCTCCAGTTCGGTCGGCTCCCACTCGCCGATCACCTCGACCGCAGTGCATGTGCAGTGGTTGTGGTAGCGATTGCCCATTGGCTGGCTACCGAGCAGGCGCCCCTTGCGGCCCTGCACCGACACCGCCGATTCGAGGGAGGTGTAGTCCGAGCGGGTGGCGAGCATCACACACCAGCTGCACGCCTTCCCGGAGGTCTTGCGCCGCCACCGACGTCGCGCCACATGGGCGGACAGGACCGTGGTGGCCCGACCGGCGTTCAGGGTGTCGCGGAAGCTCCCGGCCGCCTGGCGTTGCAGGACCTGCTGCACCTCCTCCGAGGAGTCGAGGTTCCGGGCTGCGGTTGCGACCTGCCATGCCCGCCAAGCGGCCAGGTTCTCGGTGAACTCCGCCAGCACCGGATCGGGGTGGTTGATGTTCGGGGCCTGCTGGCGTCGCCAGCCGGAGATGAAGGTCGCCATGTTGGCGGTGGCGCGGTCATGGCCGATCCGCTGTGCGGCGATCCAGGCGGCAACCAGGGCGGCCTCGGGGAAGTCCCCCGCGAGGAATCGGGTGCCGAGCTGGCGAACCAGCAGTTGCGTCAGGGCCCCGGTGCGGGCCTGGGTGCGGGCCGATTCCTCGGGGGTCATCACCCCACCCCCTCGCGCAACTCAGTCCCGAGTTGGGCTCACTGATCTTCCAGCGCCTGCGCCTGCTGTTCGGGTAGGCGTAGTGACACCGGGACCGCCCCGGTGAACGACAGGCCGTGAAGGCCGACACGCTCGGCTGCCTCCTGCGGGTCAACCCCGGCGCGAATCGCCTGGCCGAGGGCCTCGAACTGCACCTTCAGCCCGTCCGCATTGGGGGGGCGGCCTGTGGATCGGGCTGGGCCCGCGACAAGACGTCGGTCAGTCGAGCGACATCGGAGGGGGCCGCGGTTGCACGATGCTCCCGGATGCGGTCGATCTCGGGGCGGGTGTAGCCGAGCCTCTCCAGGGCTATGTCGGAATCGGCGGGCAGGATGCCTGCGGTGACCTGCTGGGTGACCGCTGCTGCGGCCTGTGTCGCCGACGGCATCGCCGGGTCCATCCAGGTTGGGCGGATCGACAGCAGCTCCTCACCGGGGGTGTCGAGGTCGTCGCGGATCTGGATTGCCAGCATCGCCACACGCCGCCAGTCGACACCGAAGGTGCGGATGGCGTCGCGGGCAGCGGTCACCAGGGGCCGCTCCAGCACCTCCAGGGCGCCCTCCGAGGAAGGGTTCGCGTCCTGCTTCACGCCGAGCATTTCGGCCGGAATGCTGATCTCCGCCGCCAGCAGTGAGGCAATCTGCCGTAGTTGATCCATGTGGGGCTGCTGCGATGCGGCAGCGAATTGCCCCACCTGAACATCTGGATCATCGGGATTATCGCTGGGCGGAATAGCCCAGATACGTCCAATAATCGACTCCCATTGGCTGCGCAATTCGCCGGTGTTATCGTCGGCGAAAACGTCCCGAGAGGCATTGATGAGATAACGTTGGGGCGCACTGAAAAACTCGGCGGCAATCTCGGATCGAGCCCAGGTACGCATTGCCGAATCCGTCAACGCCATCACCGGTTTGGTGATGCGGGAAGTGCCGAACGGGTGCTCGTCGTCCGGCTCGTGGCGCAACGGCACCACCGGCACCCCGGGGTAACGCTGCGGGAACCTTTCCGGGACCCAGCCCGTCGAGGATTGGGTCAGACGGACAATCTTGCCGGGAAGGTAGAGGTTCAGTTCGCGCGGCAACCCGGTGATCGGGTCGCTGTCCTGAATTGACATGGCGGATCGTGGCGCGTGGCGGCGGTAGTCCCATCGCGCGGTGGCGTGCGTTGCGGGGCGAAGCCACACCCGCACCCCATCCCCCTGTTCCTCGCCGGGGGTGACAAAGGCCAGGTGGCAGCCGTAGCGTGCTGAGCCGTTGTGGGCGATCGCGGCCCCAACCTCCAGGTCGGAGTCGTACATGATGCGCTCCAGGCCGAGGTCGCTGCCCGACGGAGTGGCAAACCCGGTCAGGACACAGCGCTTCGCCAATGCAGTGACGGCCTTGTAAGGCCATCCCAACACCACATTGATTCCTTCAAGCTCCACGGGAATAGCGATGCCGAGGGACTTGAGAACATTCTTGGCACGGTAATACCCGTCCCTGTCCGCGTTGGTTCCCTGCTTGAGGTTGTGGTAATGGAGAAGGTCCCAAAGGGCCTTTTCCTCGTCGTGCTGGAGGTGGAATGTGGCGGTCACCATACGGCACCTCCTTTGCGTTTCTCCCCTGCCGGCAGGGCGTTTGCGCGGATTCGGCGGGACAATACGCCCCAATGGGCCAGTGTCGCGGCGACGATCGGGGTGATGTCGGATTCCGCGCTCCGGCGGTTCCATGCCCACCGCTCCCCGACGGACCGCTTGCGGGCCTCATTGAGCGCCCGGGTGAGTTGCGGCTGGGCGATATGCCGCAACTCATTGTTCATGCAGGCGTCCAGTATGTCGGCGCACGCATCGGTCATTTCGTCGGTGTTTGTGGTCACGACGCGGACCTTTGCCTTCCGCAGCGAGCGCACCAAGGATGCGGCGGGGGATTTCGCATCCACCACCACTGCTGCGATCGGATTCTTGGCGCAGCGAGCGGCCACGTGGTCCACGACCCAGCCGGTGCCCTCGCGGGACTCGTCCAGCTCCACGTGTACCAGGCCGTCGTCACGCAGTCCCGCCAGGGCGACGGCGGCCTGCTCGCGATTCGGGGAGACGTCGACGGCCAGAACCAGTTTGGTCAGAGCCTTCGACCTCTCATCCGCCAGTCCCTTCCAGACGGCGGGCGGGACGACGGCGGGGGTGGACAGGTCGTCCCAGATGCCGAGGGCTTCCCGGCGGAAGTGGTCCTCGGTCAAGGCTCGGCGGAGCTTGCGGATTGCCCGCAGTGGGGTGCGCTTCGGGTAGGACGGGTTGGCTTTGCGCCAGGCCTCCTTGTCGTCGGTCTCGCAGTCCGGCGGGGCGGAGAACTCGATCCATGTCGCGTCCTCCAGCGGCCTGTCCGCCTTGAAGGCCACCAAGGCGCCGTCGCGCTGCTCGGTGAACGCCTCGCCGGGATCCTTCGGGCGGGGCGGGGTGCCGAGCATGATCGTCAGCGAGCTTGCCGCCTGGTTTTGAGTGGGCAGCATGTCGCTCATTGCGTTGGCGGTGAGGATCTGCGCCTCGTCCAGCACCAGGATCGAAACCTGCGCCACGCCCCGGAGGGCCCCGGATTCGCGGGCCGCCATCACGATCCGCGAACCGTTGGTGAACCGGATCGAGCGGTCCTCGGCCGAGGAGTTGATCTTCGCGATCCGGGGGGCGAGCTGCGCCCGCATCGCCGTCGCCTTGAGACTTCCGAAGACCTCCAGCATCACCTTGTTGTGGTGGGCGGTCCAGGCGACCGTCGTGTTGGCGTGGATCAGGCAGTAGGCGAAGATCATCGCCGCAACCAGGTATGTCTTGCCGGCCTGGCGGGGAATCGACATTGCGACGATGTCATTGACCCAGGAGCCGTCCGCACGCTTGGCCCAAGTGATCTTCGCGATGTCGCGCTGCCAGGAGTCGAGGAGCAGGCCGATCTTCTCTGCGACTGCGATGATGCTCGGCCCGGCGGTGGAGGTGATGCCGGCAGGGAGGGCGAGGAGGCGGGCTTCAGGGAGCAGGCCAGGGCGCGTCGGGGGTTGCGGCCGCTTCGGCAATGTCGTCCCCCTCCTCGTCGGCCACCAGGGCGGCCAGGTCTCGCTCGATCTCCAGTAGGCGCCGGGATAGCGATGCCAGGTCTCGGGCGGGGACGCCGTCGTCGATCGTGTTGGCGATCTGATCTCGCAGTGCCTCCAGTAATGCGCGCCGGCCATGACGGGCCGCGTCGGCAACGAACACGATGCCTCCTGTGGATAACTCGGGCGTTCGATTCGCCAACTTGCCCCGACCTGTGGAAAAAGCCGAGAGAGAATCCCGCCTACGGCCTGAGCCAGCGTCAGGACCGGGGGGGGGCCTCCCCGCCCCCATGTTCGATTTCTGGGGGCGCGAAGCCTCAGGCCAGCGATCCGGAGCGGCGGATGATGGGCACGACGCCCGCGTCCTTGGCGGCCTTGCGCTCGTTGCAGAGCTTGTGGGCCGCCTGTTTGTTGCCCAAGGCGTCGGGTCCACCCTGGGCGAGTGGGGTGACGTGGTCGACAACGAAGCAACCGGGATCAGGCCATCGCAGGGCGTAGTCGATGACCTCGCCGCAGATGCCGCACGGTGGCTTGGTGGCTGCCACGGTGGCGCGGTGGCGGTCGCGGATGGCGGTGCTGCGTCGCTGCGCCATGGCCACACCTCCTCGAGAACGAGAAGGACCGCCGCAGCCTGTAAGAGGGTGCAACGGTCCCGCAACTGTGTGCCACCATATCGCGACCGCTAGTCAAGTGCAAGTCCGAGCTGGGTGAGTCGCGTCTGCGCCGCGGCGCGGCGGATGTCGCCGAGGTCCCACCATCGCCTGCCCTGCTCGTCGCATACTGCGGTGATCATGCGTCTGGCGTCCCAGCGGTAGAGGGTGCGCAGCGGCACCCCGGTCAGGGAGGCGGCCTGCCGCAGGGTGACCGCCTGGATCGTCACCTCGCGCCCGCAGGTGCCGCACCGCCATGCCGCCTTCCGCCCCGGCAGAACCTCGAGGTGGCCGGCCCCGCACCGGGAGCACGGCACCGCCGGCCCGGTTTCCCTGAGGTGCTTGACGGCGGCCCGGGCGGCACGGTGCATGTGCAGGACACCCCACTCGAAGTCCGGCCACTGTGCGGTCCCGGTGATCCAGTCGAGCTGGGAGAGCAGCCAGTTCGTCACCGACGACAGGGTGAGCTTCTCCGGCAGCGCCGGGACGGCGGGGGGACATTCGTCGAGGGCGGTTGCCTCGAGGTCGCGGCACCATCCCCACAGGTAGGGCAGGACGCCCACCTTCTCGGGGTCGCAGTACTCCATGCCGTCGAGCCACCCGGTACGGTCGCGGGCATCGAGGAGCTGGAGGACGTCGAGGCGCAGCGGGACGCTCGCTGACGGGCCCGCGTGGGTTCGCGGGCCACCGCCTGGGCCGGAGGTCAGGGCCTCGGGGAGGAGGGCGCAGAGGTCCGCCAGCTCCGACAACGCCTGACGGATCGGGTGGTCGGGGGCGTTCATCGGCCCCCCTTGGAGTCGGGGAGGTAGTCGGGGAATACAAAAGCCATGGGCCTCGAGGGAGGAGGGTCAGGCTCGGGTCGTGGGCCTGTGTGGGTGTCGTGAATGACGTCAGCGAGGCGGTCGAAGGTCGTCGTGAGGCTTTCGCGGCACTGGTCGAGGTGGCGGCTGATGCGGCGGACCAGGTCTTGGATGTTGCCAAGGAAGACGCCCCGATAGGGGGAGTCGTGGAGGAGCGCGGCGAGCGCGTCGGCTTCCTCGATGGCGATGCCCCTGCGGCCGGTCTCGATTGCGGAGACGGTGGATTGACGCCATGGGTGACCGCGGTCGGCCATGGCCCAGGCCAGGCGGCTCTGGCTCCAGTCCATGCGGGTGCGGAGGCGGCGGAGGTTCTGGCCGAGGTTCATTCGGGGTCTCCTGTCGGGGGGGGGTCAGAAGGGCAGGTTGGGGAGGATCATGGCCGTGGTGATGGCTCGGATGAGCACTTCGATGATGAGGCAGACCGCTACGGCGACGGCTCCGGCGCCTACTATTTCAGTGCACTTATGGATGAGCAGCAGGCGAGTTTGTCTGTTCTTGTTGCGGCGACGGCGGAGGGGTTCGTCGCTCAGGGTTGCGGCGGCGAAGGCGCGGATTGGGGCGGCGATGAGGACGACAATGCCGGCGGTGGCGATGATGATTTGTTCGATGCCGTGGAGGGTGATCATTCGGGCTCTCCTGTCGGGTGGTAGGCGCTGTGGGTGATGGCGTGCTGGGCCCAGGTGAGCATGCCGAGGGTGGTGACGAGGCCGGGTTCGCCGGTGCATGTGTAGGAGTTGTTGTAGTCGCCGTCGGGGGTGATGGAGCGGGTGACGGTGATGGTGGCGAGGACGACCTCGTCGGGTTCGCTGGCGGGGTCTGGGTTGGTCACTGCTGCTCCTGCTCGTCGAGGGGTTCGATGCCGAGGGCGGCGGCGACATCAGGAAGCAGGTGGGCGGTGACGTAGTCCTCGGGGGTGGGAGGAAAGCCCGTGGGGATGACGTGTCGTCTGAGGTAGACCAGTGCCGCGGTGGCCCTCTCCTGCACGTCGGTGTAGTCGGGCTCACAAGGGACGTGCTCGGGGAGTGCTCCGCGGGCCAGTGCGATGAGATTCGCGAGGCGGAGCTGCTCGGCGACCTCCAAGATGGCGTGAACGGTGGCGGCTTCGACGTGTCGGTCCTCGTAGTGGGAGAAGTGGACGCCGAGTTCATCGAGCGCCGCTTCGCGGTGCGTGGCCGCAAGGAGGGGCGGGCGTGGGGTGGGAGTGGTCATTGCCGGTTCCTTTCAGGGTTGGGTGAGGGGGACGAGGATTGGGGCGAGCCCGAGGGCGGTGATGAGTGCGCGGATGGCGCACCATGCGAGGACGCCGAGGGTGGGGAGGCCAGTGAGCAGGGCGAGGAGCATCCCTGACCTGAGCAGGCATCCCGGCAGGTTGCCGTCGTCATACTCCTTGGGCGGCGGGACGCCGAGGCGCTTATAGATGGCCGCCCCGATGATGCCGGCGGCGACGATGGTCAGGCTGGCGAGAGTGGCGAGCCCGCCGGCGACGAGGAAGGCGGCTTCCTTGGGGGTCATGGCTCGCCCTCAGTGCTGGCACAGCCCGGAGCAGCGGCGCCGCCAGGTGAGCTTCTCGGGTATGCGGATCATGAGGATTGGTCGGTCCTCGTGGGTGTGGATGTCGGGGAGGAGTTCGCAGTCCACGGTTCCGGCGTTCGCGGTGCCCCAGACCTCGATGTTGGCGTCTGGATTGTGGGTGGAGAGGGCGTCGATGAGTTCTTGGACGGTCATGGGGTTTCCTTTTGTGTTCGATTTTTGAGGGGCGTTGGGGCGTGGTGCCGGGCTTCTGTTGTCGGGGTTACCCGTGGGGCGGGTAGTCGGGGATGGGGAAGTTGGTGATGGAGACGACGTCGCCGGGGAGGTGGGTGACGTGGCTGGCCCACCAGCCGTTGTGGTCGTCGTCGAGGCCGGCCTCGACCCAGACGCGGGCGTCAGACGGCAGGTCGGCGAGGATGCGGATGAGTTCGGCGACGGTCATGACGCGCCCCCGAGCAGGGGGAGGGTGATGCGGATGAGTGCCTCGATGAAGGTGCCGATGGCGATGAGGCCCCCGATGGCGACGACGACCAGGGACGCTTGGAGGATTCGGCCCTCGGCTTCGCAGCAGATGCTCCGGGAGAGGAGTCCGGTGAGGGCTGCGACGCCGGCTCCGGCGAAGCCGGTCAGGATGAGGAGGGCTGCGAGGGCGAGGAAGGCGAGTTCGTGGGAGGTCATGCGGTTGGCTCCTGTGGGTCGATGATGTCGGCGATTCGCCGCAGCTCGGCGGCGAGAACGGGGTGGTTGGCGCGGCTGCTATGGGGTGGGTTGTCGATGTCGAGGCGGAGGATGCGACCGTGGCCGGCGATGACGCGGATCGCGACGTGGCGGTCCATGGGGGTGCCGTCGGGCAGGTCTTCGCAGCAGCAGTTGGTGATGTCGGTGCGCATGGCGGTTTGGGGGCCTTTCGGGGGTGGGGGGTATTCGGGTATGGGGGCGGGGCTGCTAGGCCGCCAGATTCTCGCCCCGTGAGCTTTCCGGGCCGTCCCAGCGCTCTCCGGTGGTCCAGTAGCCGCGTGCATCGCGGGTCATGCCCTTGTTGAGCATCTCGGCGGGGGTGAGGCAGCGACGCCGGGCGGGGCCGTTGGTGACGCCGTGCTTGCCGACGCGGTGCATGTCTCCGGGGCGGGTGCCGGTGAAGGTCTCGTGGCAGCAGGCGCAGTGCTCGGATTTGCGGCCGCGGATCGTGGCGTGGCAGGTGCGGCAGGTCCAGGTCATGGTTTCGGTTCCTTTCGGGGTCGGTCGTGATTGATCGGCGGGAATGGATTTTGCGGGCCTTTCAGCGCTCGGGGGTAGCCAAGTACTGGCCCGGCCCTGCTAGGCCGTCCTGGCGGCCACGCTGGGCGTCTCAGGGCATGTTCTCGACTGGGTGGCGGCGGTGACGTAGCTGGCCTGCTGCTCGATGGCGGCGGCGAGACGGTGGAGCTCGGCTGCCATCAGGGTCAGCCCGTCGGGGCCGAGGGCGTCGAGGTGGCGGATGCGGAGGGTGACTCCGGCGTCGGTCCAAGTGGCGGCGATCTCGGGGGCGGGGGTGGTCACGGCTTCTCCTCGGGGGCGATGGGGTTGTTGGCCAGCCAGGTGGTGGCCTCGGGGCTGGAGGGGGCGATGCCGGCGCGCACCAGGGCGCGCATCTCGGCCATGCGCTGCGGGGAGGGCCGGCGGATCGTGGCGCGCTCCTGCATGGCCTGCCGGGCTGCTCCGGCGTCGCGTGGCGGCCTGGGCGGGGTGGCGGCATCGGTGTGCTGCCAGTGAGCTCCGGCGGTGGCGATGACGGCGGGGGTGCGCTGGTCGCGGCGCAGCTCGGCGCAGGTCATGGCCGCGTGGGTCATGGCCGCGATGCCGACGGCGGGGTCGATGCGTCGCAGCACGGCCTCGATGCCGGGGCGGTCCCAGTCGGGGCGGACGATGGCGGTCAGGTAGGCGATTGCGCGGATGGCGTCGTCGCGACTCGGCCCGGTCACGAGATGCTCCCGAAATTTTCTCCGGGCATTGCATGAACCCGACCCCGAAGCGGGCTCGCGTCCGCGTTAGGGACTTTCATGCATGCAGAGACGTAACCAAGGTGATGGGGAGGTGACTCTAGGCAGAGACTGTAGTTAGTAGTTTTCCCTTTTCCCTTTTCCCTTGGCATTGCAAATCTCATGCAAGTGCATCCCGTTGTGTATGCAAGTGCATTGCAAATCTCATGCACTTGCATGGGGCTAGTGGGCGTCACGGGAGGCCTCCTTTTCTGCGCGCCAGCGCTTGCTGGCGGCCTTCTTGCGCTTCTGACTGAGGTCGTCCTGCTCGGCGTTCGTCAAGTTCCAGCGCGCCCACGAGCGCACTCGGTAGCCGTCGCCTTCGGGCTCCCAAAGACCTGCCGAAACCAACGCTTTCGCGTCACGTTTCAGCGTTCTTGACTGCGGCTTCAGGTGCGGCAAGGCGGCCGCCGGGATGTATCCATCGGTCCTCTGGCCCTTGATGTAGCCGAGGGCTCGGATGTAGAGCGTCTCGGCGGAGGCCGAGAGCCCAGCGAAGCGCGGATCGAGGTAGTAGTCGTAGGCGACGACCGCATAGATGCGCGGCGTTCTGCGGGCCATCACGGCTCCTCGTCTTCATCCTCATCCGCCAGCTCATCCCCCTCGGCGCAGTCGACGCAGAGGGGGCCGTCGACGGTCTGGGTGTAGCCGTAGGTGCCACGTCCGCAGCCGACGCACGGCGAGGCGACGGCGGGGCGGATGATGGCATGAACGCCGGGGGTGGGGGTGGCGCGATAGGCGTAGGTCTTCTCGGCATGCACGGCGACGACCTGGGCGTCATCGCACCAGCACACCCCCGTCAGGGCGTCCAGCGCAGCCCTGGCGAGCTTGTCCACGTCCGGCTTGCCCGTGTGTTGGCGGGGCGCGGACGGGAGCAGCCTCCATCCGTCCGTCTGCGCCTTGCCCTTGCGGAGGTGGCTCTTGGGGCGGGGCATGATGAAGCGCAGATACACCTCCAGTGGGCCGGTGCGTGGCGGCTGCCCGCTCATCGCCTCGACGGCTGCCTGCCGGACGGTGCCGCGCCAAGGCTTGACGCGCTTCGACGATTCGACCATGACCCCATGGCCGACATGGGTCTTCGATCCCTGCGGCGCCGGCACCCCCTCGACGAAGAAAACTATCTCATCCATGAGATTCTTTCGTGTTCGATTTTTCGTGCCGGCGGCAGGGGCAGGGCCGCATGACGCGACCCTGCCTGCTGCTTCCGACCTGGATCTCTCCCTTGCAGGGGAGGTTGAGTTCGTGGCGGTGCCCACACCACGAACAGCGATCGGCGGCGTTCCTCATCTCTGCTCCAGGGCGTCCTTGGCTGCGCCGGCCAGGAGATTGCGGGCCGCGACGAGGCCGGAGATTTTGCCGCGGCAGTAGTTCTCCAGACCGGGGTCGAGGGTTTCGCGCGCCACCTTCTCGGTAACGACAATCTCGTCGCCGAGAAGGTCGTAGGCCTTCAGCAGGACGCTCGGAGGGGTGGCGCCCCGGCACCCCACTAGACGCCCGGTCATGCCACCGCCTCCCGTCCTGAGCCGTGGCATTTGGGACATGGCACGGGCCTACCGGGGTCGAGGATGTTGGCGATCCGGATCCCCCCGCTGCCTTGACAGGCGGGGCAGATGCGCACGGTCAGGCCGTCCTGTAGGGGTCGGCAGCTGCGGGCGTGCCCGTCGGCGATCTCGATCACCTCAGGCCAGCCGATGAACTCGGCCCGAGTCCCGCACCCCGGGCAGGCGACTTCGGCGACAAGGTCGCCGAAGCGGGTGCGCTCTCTCGCGATCCGGACCCGTACGTGCCGGGTGGTCATGATGCTGCTCCTTCGGGGGTGAGGCCGAGCATGTCGGCCAGATCAGTGGCGTCGCGGGCGACAAGCAGGACCAGGGCTTTGGTGCGCTGCTCGGCGGTGACGACCGGCACCGGGCCGACGTCGATCATGTCCCGAGACGTGACGCCGGGGGATGCGGAGAAGCGCTGGTTGTGCATGCTCACCGCTCACCGTCTTCGTGGTCGATCCATGCGGCTTCGACGACATGGCAGGGCCACGTTTCGCCGCAGATGTTGCACCAGCGCAGGCCGATGCCGGGCCAGTCGGAGAAGGCCCCCGGGGTGTGCCGCGCGTAGAGGTCGTCCTCGCTCATGCCTCGATCTCCACGTCCAAGACTTCGCCGGTGGCGTCATCGATGTGCGGGATCGTTCCTGCGGCGACGGCCTTGGCGGTGGCCATCGACCCCACCTGCTCGTCGATGCGAAGCGTCGCGGACAGCTCGGATGCACGCGGCATGAGCTTCAGCACCTGCTTCAGGGCGGTCTTGCGCTCCATCCAGTGCTCGGGGTCGTCGATGCCGGAGGTCCCGACCTTGCCGCCGCGCAGCTTCTTGATTTGCTCGGGGGTGAACACGTCCAGGGCGAGCGCCCCGGTGGTCAGCTCGGCGATTGCGTAGTAGGCGACAACGGGGCCGCGGTCGCCCGTGGCAGGCCTGTGGTGGAGTTTGAGTTCAAGTCCCTTGTCGTAGTCGAATTCGTCGTGCTCGCACACGTATTCGGCGGCGAGGCGCTTCGCCAGGGGGTGCTGCCAGAACAGCTTCGTCACGCCCTGGTAGCCGATCACGAGCTGGCATTCCCTGCCGTAGGGAATGAGGTAGCATTCCCCGGCGATGCCGGGCTCCAAGCCAAGCGCAGATGCGGTGAGCAGGGCGCCGAAGAAGCTGCCCTGGCTGCACTGCGCCAGCTTCGGGGTGGTGCGGATCTGGGTGGACATGATTCGCGCGATACGGTCGGCGGACATGTGGGCCGGGAGTGCCTTGCGGATCTCCCCGACCATGCTGTTGAGGGTTGCGATGAGCTGGTCGGGGGCGGTCTTGGCGATCGTGCCGGCTCCACTGTTGCGGACTGCCGGGGTGTTGGTGGTCATGAGTTCTCCTCCAGAAGGTTGTCGATTGCGTCTGCCAGTGCCGCGGCTTCGCCGGCCTGGCGCTGCTTCAATGCCCACGCGGGCGGGGCGATGGTGATTGCCTGATCGGCGGGGTAGCCTTCCCAGCGACCCGCCTGCTGGGCGTGGCTGTAGATGTCGATGGCTTGCTGCATGTCGGCTTCGCCGATGGCCAGGAGGTCGTCGTCGAAACGGGCCACATAGACCAGGCCGGGGCCCTCGAGTTCGACCACGACGTGCCAGAACGGCAGGTCCCCGAGCCCGAGCTGTCGGGCGAGGTGGCGATACCATGCGGCCTGCATGTGATAGCCGAGGTCGTAGGCGTGACGCCCCCACGCTCGCGGGCCGATGCGGGATGTGGTCTTCAGGTCGACGATGCCGTCGGGGCGCAGCCAGTCGACCTGGCCCCGCAGCCACAGGCCTGACGGGTGCTGCCAGAACATGGCCTGTTCGGGTTCGCCGACGCCCAGGAGCTCCGACGCCAGCGAATGAGTTGTCACATGACTGGCCAACTCTGCGACGCGCTCATAGTCGGAGCGCAGCAACGGAACCGCTCCCTGCTCACGGGCGGCGGTCCGGGCATCCCGCGCCGCCTTGGTGCGCCAATCCTGAGCGTCAATTGCCACGACGGGGCCGCCTGCACCCAGGACCATGGCGTGCAGGGCGTGGCCGATGTCGAAGGCCGCACGATGCTGGGGGTGGGCCTGCTGCCAGCGGTAGCGGAGCGGGCCGCCCTCCGACAGCAGCACCCGGGCCCGTGTCGGTGACAGGGAGCCGTCGGGTACGGGGTCACCGTGATAGACGTCCGGGGGCAACGAATAGATGCCCGGTTCGGTGATTGTTGTCATTCCGCGCCCGCCTCCCGCGCCAGGGCCGCAGAGACCTCGCCGATTTCGGCGGCGAGCATCCCGGCCAGCTCGGCCATGGGGGCGCCCTCCATTCGGCGGGCCGCGTGGATGGGGCCGTCGTAGTCGTTCCATGGGCCACGAACCCAGCTGGCTGATGCGCCATGCGCGGTCCAGCCGAACCGTTCCTGGAATTCCAGCGTGTCGCCAGACGTGACGACGCGTCGGAGTCCGCCGTCGCGTGCCGGGAGCGTCCGGAACGGAACCTCGGGAGCGAGACTGATTCGGGCGTCGGCGATCTTCAAGCCGCGCACGGCCTCCCCTGACAGCAGGGCGGCAAGTTCGTCGGGGGTGAACTCGGTCACGACTCAGCCTCCTCGGGCTCGTTGGCGGCGAGAAGCCCTCGCAGGTCCTCGGCAACCTGCCGCCATGCGGCGCGCTTCGCCACGGCAGCGGCCTCGCCGATGGCCAGCTGGCTCGGCGACAGCAGGAGCAATCGATGGCCTGGCTGCTTGCCCGGCGGTGTCCCGCGGGCTGTCAGGTCGGCGATGTAGTCGCGGATGTCGTCCCGGAGGGTCCGGGCGTTGGCCGCGGTGGCGGTGATGGCTGCGGCCTCCCGGAGGCCGTGGGCGCGGCCCTCCTGCCATGCCGCCTGCGTCCCGGCCACGTCGGCCCGAGACCGGGCTTCTGCGGCGAGATGGGCGATGCGGTCCTGCGCGTCACTCATCGCCGGCCTCCTCGTCACCCCCGAGGAGGGTGCGGAGCGCGTCGATGGCCTCCCGCAGCCCGATACGGTAACCCGCGTAACGCGCCAAGGAGTAGTCGTCGCAGTAGTAGTAGCCGCCCACAATGGTCGCGGAGCGGCGGGAGTTCTCGGTCGACCTGGAGACGCGCCCCTCCAGATCGGCGATAACGCCTCGGATGGCGGCATGCACTCGGTCACTCATCACGGGCCTCCTGTGCGCAGATGTGGTCGGCGCCAGCTACGGCCCGGTGGGCCACGGTCGCGGGCGGGGCGTCGAACCACATGGCCGTGGCGGCGAGGAGGGTGGCCAGCAGGCCGAGCATGTCGGCCGGGTCGCCTTCTTTGGTTTTCTGCACCAGCGCCACGCCGCGGTCGTCCATGTGGGCGACGACACGCAGGGGCCGGCTGGTGATCTGCTCGCCGCCGGGCAGCAGCTCCACGACGCGCAGCTGCTTGTTCTGGGGCCTCATGCCTGCACTTCCTCGGCGCCGCAGGGGTGGGCGTTGGCAGCTGCCATCGCGAGTCTGTCGGTGTAGCCGGAGCCATCCGCGTTGCAGCGCAGGCAACGCCAGGCCCATCCGAGGCCGACGCGCTCGAAGGCGACGTAGAGGCCATGCCGAGGACTCGCCTCCGACTCTGGTTCGGGGCCGAGGGGGTCGGATGTGGGGGCGGCGTGACGCGGCCCGGGGAATGGAATGATCGAGGGTGCGGTTGTCATGATTGGCTCTTTTCGTTGAGTGCGGTGGGGGTGGAGGCTGGTGGTCATGACCACCAGCCGAGGAGTGCGCCGCCGACGATGATGACGGCCAGGTCGAACAGGTCGTATCCGAGGGGGTCGGGCTGGAGCTTCACGCCGCCACCGCTTTCCGGAAGGAGTGTCCGATGCGTCTGGCGCGTTTCTCAATGGCGGCCTCGGTGCGGGCGGGCAGCATTGCCATGGCGTTGCGCATGGTGGTGCAGCCGCGCAGCAGCCGGTCCTCGTGGTCGCTCCACGGTGCCGCGGGCGGTGAGGCGATCCCGAGGGTGCGGCGCCGTTCCTGGACCGCGGCCACTCCGCGCCCCAGGTCTTTCGCGATCTCCTTGGCCGGGGCGTCGGGGTGGGTGACGACCCAGGCGTCCTCCTCGGCGGTCCATTTGCGGTAGTGCTGTGCAGGGGCCCCCTCCTCGGGGCCCACCGGGGTTGCGACGACCGCGGGCGCCGCCCCTCCGAGGTGCCGGTGTGCCCACTCCTGGGCGGTGCGCAGCCCTTCGCAGGGGCTTTCCAGACTGCACCAGCGGGGATTGTCGCAGGGCGGATCGCACTCGACGGCCTCGCCGCAGGTCACACAGCCCACGCTGTGGTGGATGGTTGCGGTCTTGAGGGCCGTGGCGCCGTTGGGCGTCCAGGGGTGGAGGTCGAGTTCCCGGCCGTTGCGGTCGCGGGCGATTCGCCAGTGTGCGATGCGCGGCACATCGTGGGTGCTCATGCCGCACCCCCGTCGGCCTCGCCGAGCCGCTTCTTGGCGACGTCGAGCGCACTGCGCCCGGGTTCGATGTCGAAGACCTGGGCCAGGGCGTCCAGGGCGTACTCGGTCAGGGAGGTGGTGGCGGGTCCCTCGAGGCCGAGGAGGAGGACGTCGCCCACGATGGGGCCGGGGTAGAGGGTGGAGGCGAGCATGTTGAGGCGCTTGTCTCCCAGCAGGCCTTCCTCGTTGACGATCATGGCGACGTTCTCGATGGGGGTGAGGACGAGTTCCACGTATTGGCAGCCGATGAGCTTTGCCATGTCACGGGCGTTGTCGGGGCGGACCTGAATGTTTCGGACGGGCTGGTTGGCGTCGGCCGGCAGCAGGAGCCCGGTGGCGGGCTGGGTCTGGGTCATGATGCTGTCCCTTCGGGGGTGAGGCCGAGCATGTCGGCCAGGTCGAGTGCGTGATGGCGTGCGAGGGTTCGCAGAGCGGCGGCCTTCTGGGGCCCGGTGATCTCGGCCGGCGGGAGGAGGTCGCGGCCGATGACGGTCTCGTCGCACTCCGGTCTTGTGCGGCTCATGACGCGCTCCTGTTCCGGAGGAAGGTTTGGACGGTCGAGGGGCGCCACCGCCACGAGGGGCGGGCGCCGGCGGAGACGTTGATCCCGGGCAGCGGAGAGGGGTGGAGCCGGCGGAGTTTCAGGACCTGACTCGGGGTGATGCCGATCAGGTCGGCGACCTGCTCCTTCGTCAGCAGGGACTTGTCGGCGGTCACAGCAGGCGCCCTTCCTCGGCGCGCTCGATCGTCAGCTCGTTCTCGTCCAGGAGTTCGGTCAGGACGATGCTGCGAAGTTCGAGCCGATGGTCGAGGCAGATCCAGGCCTTCCCGATCCGATGCCAGTCGTCCCTGTAGGCGTCGAGGTAGTCGCCCCGGAACTCCTTGTCGCATGCGGCGCAGGTGATGGCGAAGTCGTGCCCGCAGTGCTCCATGTACTCGCGCACCAGGGCGTGCTTTCCCTGCACCCACATGCAGTGGCGGCAGTAGGCGGCCAGCGCCCTGAGGGGCTCGTCCTGGTCCATCAGGGTGGTGACCTCGGGGTGCCGGCACTGGGGACAGGGCCGGGGAGTGGTGATGCCGAGCAGATCGGCCATGTCGTGGCTCATATCAGGGCCTCCTGTACGGGTTCCTGCGCGGATTCTTGGTCTGATTCCCGGATGGCTTCCCGGTGGAGGTCGTCGATGCACATGCCGAGGAGGGTGATGGTGTCGCCGAGGTGGTCGTTCGCCATTGCGACGAGACCCGTGTCGGGGAGGGCGTGGTGCTGTGCCGCGGACAGCAGCACCTGGCAGGATTCGAGGATGTTCATCAGCCATCCCAGGTCGACGGCCTGGTGGCGGGTGAGGGTGTCGGACACTTCGCCGGCAGCCTCCTGGAGGCGCTCCGCGGCCTCTTCGTTGCTGATTTCGAGTCGGCGGGGGTCGTACTCGCCGAGATCGGTGGCCGGGATCTGGAGGGGGTTCGTGCCGCCACCTCCTCGACCGGAGCGCCACAGCTCGGCGATGGTGACGAGCAGGGCATCCGAGTAGATGGCGTGCCCCTTGCCGGCCAGGTCGTACACGAGGTGGGTGACGGCTTCCTGGGGGAGGGTGCGGCCGGTCAGGGCCTCTGCCCGGTGGATGAGCTCTTTCTCGGCTTCCGGGATGCTGGGCCAGGTGTGGCGTTTGATGGTTCTGTCGGCGGTGGTGGTGTTCATGCCAGCGCCTCCTGGGCGGGAGCCGGCAGGGCGAACAGGGTGGATTGGATGACGCCCTCGCGGATCAGGCGCAGACGGATCGCCTCCAGTCCGACGGGGGTGATGTAGGTGGTGGCGCGGGCCTTCCCGTTGGTCCTGTCGGTGTTGTAGGTCTTCACCGCGAACCATGACGCGGTTTTCGGGTTCGCGTAGGGCTGCCGTTTCCTGGGGCCGTGGGGGATCAGCAGCTTCGACGTGTACAGCCACTCCCACAGGCGGCGGTGTTTGACGCCGAGCAGGTTCGCGGCGGTGTCGACCAGGTAGCAGCCCGAGCCGTTGAGGAACTGGTCGTAGCCGTCGGCCTTGCGTTGGTTCTTCTCGGCGTGCTTCACGGCGGCCTCGAGCCCCTTGGCGAGTTCGGACAGGTAGGCCAGGTTCCTGGGTGAGAGTTCCGACAGGTCCGGCTGCGGGGCGGATGGCGTGGTGGCGTAGGTGCCGGTGCGGCGGATCGCGGGGAGGACCTCGGTGTAGACCCAGCTCTGGAATCGTTCGACCTGGTCACGGATTTCGGGGTTCTTGACCCGGGCGGCTTGCCGCTGCCCAAGGGCCCGGTAGAAGCCGGCCTCGGTGACGTAGCCGACTCGCTGCTCTCCGCCAGGGGTACACGCTGTCGTGTACCCCTTTTCGGCCCCCGGGATGTTCTCCAGCAGGCGAGTGGCGTCGCGCATGCCGAGGGCGTGGGCGAGCCCGGGGGCTAGGACGCGGAAGCTGTCACCGTCGGGGAGGATGGACAGCTCGAACTCATCCGAGCTGAATGGGGTAATGTTGGACATGGAAGTTGGACCTTTCTTTGGTTCTTGCCCTCGCTGTTGCCTCAGCGGGGGCATCTTTCATTCGGGGGCATTGATCGGGACCGGTTCCGCGACTTCGGCGAAGGTGGCGGCCAATCCGGCATGGACGGCGCCGGCCATGAAGGCCACGCTGGGGGGTTCGTGGCCGTTCTTCACGCGATTGAAGAATTGGCGACTGACGCCGATTGCGGCTGCCAGCGCGGCGTCGGTAAGGCCGGTGCGGGCGCATCGCTCGCGGAAGTCCGTCGTGAGTCGAGCCGAGGGGCGCATATCCCTCCTTTCAGGCGTTTCGCATGAGCTTTCATGTGCATCACCTAGCCTAAGGGTCCTCCAAACGGCTGTCAAGCGAGACGCCTGGGAAGCTATGCGTATCGCCTAGCCGGATGGTACGGTGGGCCCATGAGCAAGAACTTGAGCTGGTATCGGGCCGTGACCCAGGAGGACAGCGTGAACGCGGTTGCAAAACGAGCGGGACTCGTTCAAACGACCCTCGCGGCCCAGGTCAGGAAGGGCGAGCTCACCCCGCAGAGCGTGGTCGCCATCGCGCGCGCCTATCAGAGCGATCCGCTCAGCGCGCTTGTGGCCGTTGGCTTCCTGACGGATGAGGAAGTGACCGCCTACGCACACAGGGCCGCTCTGGGGGACGCGAGCGATGAAGACTTGGCCCGCGAGGTCTGGCTACGGATGTCTTCCGGCTCGGCATCGGAGCCGATTACTGCCCCGGAGCCGCCCTTGTCGATGCAGGAAGTGAAGCAGCGGCGGCTCCTTGAGCAGGCGCAGCCTCCGACGTGGGCTGCTGACGATCGTCCTCGAGCTGGCGACGACGCCGACGACTGGGAACCCTGCTGAGTGGCACCGCGAAGGACCCGCCCCCGCTACCGCGACCCCGCTGTCGTCCG